ATTAAATTCAAACAACGGTAAAACTTGCAAAACTGTAAGACTAAATAAAGTTAGATTTAATGTTTCAGTTACAGCACCAGCCGATGCAATTAGAATGCAATGGGATGCAACAACAGATGTTGTATTTCAAACATTAGCAGGTGAAATGGACTTTGATTATAGCGACTTTGGTGGTTTGAAAAACACAGAAGCCAGTGGATTTACTGGTGATGTAAATGTCGTTTTACCAGCTTGCGCCGCAGGAGATACAGGCACAATTGTTTGTGAATGGCTTAAAGTCTACGAATCGTAGGAGTTTAAATGGCTAATACTACCTCGGGAACAACAACGTTCGACAAAACTTTTTCTATTGAAGAAATAATAGAAGATGCATTTGAACGTATCGGATTAAATTCAGTTGCAGGTTATCAACTTAAATCTGCAAGACGGTCTCTTAACATTTTATTTCAAGAGTGGGGTAATCGAGGTATTCACTATTGGGAAATAGATGAAACTAATCTTGATTTAATTGAAGGTCAATCAGACTATGATTTTTTTAGAGCTAGTGGTGATGGGACTTCTGCAACAACTACTCCTACTAATGGGATATATGGTATGTCCGATGTCCTTGAGGCGCAGTTAAGATCTAATAGAACTCAAACAACACAATCAGATAGTCCAATGACAAAAGTAGATAGATCTACTTATGCAGGTTTTTCTAATAAATTATCAAAAGGTACTCCTAATCAATATTGGGTAGAAAGATTTATTGATAAAGTTAGAATACACGTTTATCCAACTCCAGACTCTACAAATGCATCTAAAGACATGCATTTTTATTTTATAAAAAGAATTCAAGATGTTGGTGATTATACAAATGCAACAGATGTTCCATTTAGATTTGTGCCTTGCATGACTTCAGGTTTAGCTTTTTATTTAGCACAAAAATATGCACCACAGTTAGTTCAACAAACAAAATTATATTATGAAGATGAATTAGCAAGAGCTCTTGCAGAAGATGGTTCAGCTTCTAGTACATATATTACACCAAAAGCTTATTACCCAGGAGCATAATGCCAAAATACGCAACAGGTAAACATGCAAAAGCAATATCAGATAGATCTGGTATGGAATTTCCATACAGAGAAATGGTTAGGGAATGGAATGGTGCGTTTGTACATGTTTCTGAATTTGAACCAAAACAACCACAATTAGAACCAAAACCTCTTTCTGCTGATGGGGTTGCATTAAGAAATGTTAGAAGTGATAGAACAGAACCAGCAACAACTGTAAGAATAACGAATAATGGTTTTGAAACATATGAAGCAGGATCTCGTATTATAAATGTATTTTCACCTGGACATGGTTTAACTAGTGGAACAACTTACAGATTTAGAGGATCACCAACTACATCTGCAGGAAGTTCATTTACATATTCTAACCCACAAGGTTTTGATGGTATTACAGGCGCTAATATAGCAAAGTCAGCAGGTTATACAATTACAACAGGATTATATAAAAATGATGCAGTCGTAACAACAGATTATGCTACATCTAATTATTTTCATTTTACAGTTGATACAGATACTGCTACAACTGGTGGAATAAAAGGAGGAGGATACGGTTGTTCTGTTGGACCCGTAACCATAGAAGCATAATGAAAAATATTTGGAATTGGATAAAAAATTTATTTACACCTAAAAAAATAAAAGAAGATGTAAGCACATCTGAAGAATCTGTATCTGTAGAGGAAACAGCAAAACAAAAAAAGATACGTTTAAAACACAAAGGAGATATTAAATAATGGCTGGATTAAGTGCATCAGGATTAATAACTCAAATAAGAAGTTATACAGAAACAGATTCAAATGTTTTAACAGATGCTGTTGTAGAAAATATTATATTAAATGCACAGTATAGAATATTTAGAGACATTCCTATTGATGCGGATAGAAAACAACAAACAGGTAATTTAGTTGCTGGACAAGAAACAATAAATGCTCCAGCAGGCGCAGTATTTATAAGAGGAATACAAGTATATGATTCGACATCAGCTACAACTGGTCCTAATATTTGGTTAGAGAAAAAAGATGTAACATATTTACAAGAATATGTTTCATCGACAGCGTCTGATAAAAGGGGTCAGCCAAAGTATTATGCTATGTTTGGTGGAGCTACAGGTGAATCAGACACTACATCTGGAAGAATGTATTTTGCTCCAGTTCCCGATACAACATACAAGTTTAGAGTTCATTATAATGCAGCACCTGCATTATTAGAGAATAATGATACCAATTATATTAGTTTAAACTTTCCAAATGGACTATTATATTGCTGTCTATCAGAGGCCTACGCTTTTTTAAAAGGTCCAATAGATATGTTGACACTATATGAAAATAAGTATAAACAAGAGGTACAGAAGTTTGCTAATGAGCAAGTTGGTAGAAGACGAAGAGACGACTACACTGATGGCGCAATTCGTATACCAGTAACCTCAGCAAACCCGTAGGAGATAAATTATGGCAATAACATCAGCAATTTGTACAAGTTTTAAACAAGAAATTTTAGTTGGTACACATAACTTTACAGCTACAAGTGGAAATACTTTTAAAATAGCTTTATTTACAAGTGATGCATCTTTAGGTGCAGGTACGACTGCTTATTCAACTTCAAACGAAATTACAAACTCATCTGGAACTGCATACACTGCAGGTGGAGCAACTCTTACAAGTGTAACTCCAACAACTTCTGGAACAACTGCAATTTGTGACTTTGCAGATGTTAGTTATACTTCTGCATCTTTTACAGCCAATGGTGCATTAATTTATAATGACACACAATCTGACAAAGCTGTTGCTGTTATCGCTTTTGGTGGTGACAAAACAGTTTCTTCTGGAACTTTTACAATTCAATTTCCAACAGCAGACGCATCTAACGCAATAATACGTATAGCATAAGGAGGTCCTCCTTATGGCAAACACTTGGAATCAATCAGGCACAACCTGGAACACAGGTCGTTGGGGTACAACTGAAGCTATAACTAGTGGTTGGGGTGCTGATGCTTGGAATACTGGTGGCTCATGGGGACAAGCTACCGATGAGTTAGTTTCTTTAACAGGAATATCAGCAACCGTATCCCTTGGAGATGTAGTTTCAGGAGCTAATCAAGGTTGGGGTAGAGCTGGTTGGAGTGAAGAACCTTATGGAGAAAGTGATAATCCAGTTGTTACATTAACAGGTCAATCAGCAACTATTTCTTTAGGTGTTTCAGAAGAATTTAATGAAACAGGTTGGGGGAGACTATCTTGGAATCAAGCAGATTGGGGAGAAGGTGCAGATGAAACTGTATCTTTAACAGGTATTGAAGCAACAGCTTCACTAGGTTCTATAACTCCAGTATTCACATATTTATTAGAGATGATTGGTTCTAATCACTCTATGACAACTAGTGTTGGTAGTTTACAAATTGATGGTGAAATAGGCGTACCGGTAACAGGAGTATCAGCAACTTTTGCTACACCAACTATGTCTTATGTTGGAACTTTAGTTGGTTGGGGTAGAGATGCATGGGGAGATAACTCTTGGGGAGAATCTCCTAATCAAGTTATTCCTCTAGTTGGTAGAGAAGCAACGGCAAGTGTAGGATCTCCTACATTAGAGTTTGCGTATGAATTATCAGGTCAAGAAGCAACAACAAATGTTGGTAGTGTAAGTTTTGTAATTAGTCCAACTATAAGTTTAACTGGTCAGTCAGCGACAGTAAGTGTGGGAAGTTTAGGATTAGCTTTTGGTGTTAGCACTGAACCATTAACGGGCATAGCAGCAACATCTAGTTTAGGAACTTTAGGATTGGAATTTGGTCCAAGTGCCATTACTGGTGTTTCAGCAACAGTTAGTGTTGGAGAGTTAACTACAGGAGCTATAGAACTACTTAATATAACCGGTGTATCTTCTACTGCTTCTGTTGGATCTATAACGCCTGCTGATGTTGTTGGTTTAACAGGGGTATCATCAACTGTTTCTGTAGGATCTATTTCACCATCAGATGTAGTACAAGGTTTGACAACAGTTCAAATTACTGCAAGCGCGGGAATATTAGGAATACAAGCTTACGCAAACATTGACACGGGTTCAAATACAAGTTATAGTAACGTATCAACAGGGTCAAATAATACGTATTCTGATGTTGCAACAGGATCAAATACTAGTTATAGTGACGTCGCATAGGAGATAAAAAATTATGGCATCAACATATACACCTTTAGGAGTAGAACTTCAGGCAACTGGTGAAAACGCCGGTACATGGGGAACAAAAACTAATACTAATTTACAAATTATAGAACAAATTTCTGGTGGTTATACAACACAATCAATAGCTGGTGGTGCTCAAACTACAGCACTTTCAGTTTCTGATGGATCAACTGGTGCAACTTTATCTCACAGAATGATTGAGTTTACAGGAACTATTACTGGAAATCAGATTGTAACAATACCTTTAGACGTTCAAACATTTTATTTTTTAAGAAATTCAACATCAGGTTCATACACAGTACAATTTAAATATGTATCAGGAAGTGGTGATTCATTTACTTTTGCAGCAGGAGATAAAGGTGATGCTCTTGTATTTGCTACTGCAAATGATGGAACTAATCCAGATATTGATACTTTACCTGCTGGTAATGTTACAACCACAGGAACACAAACTTTAACAAACAAAACTTTAACTTCACCTAAAATTGGAACTTCAATTTTAGATACTAATGGAAACGAATTAGCCTTACTTACAGCTACAAGTTCAGCTGTAAATGAATTTACAGTTGCAAACGCTGCAACAGGTGCAGGTCCAACTATTTCATCAACAGGTGATGATTCAAACATAGATATTAATATAACTCCAAAAGGAACTGGAGATGTAGTTCTTGCAGGTGATACTGTAAAAGTTGGAGACTCTGGAGCAGCTGCTGTATTAACTTCTAATGGTGCTGGAACTTTAACAGTTACAACTGGTGGAGCTTCAGATTTAATTTTAAGCACAAACTCTGGAACAAATTCAGGTACAGTTACAATAACTGATGCCGCTAATGGAGATATAACTATTGCACCAAATGGTACAGGTGTTGCTAAAGCAGTAGATGCTGGTGATAATACAGGTGCAATTAAAATTGCTGGTAAAGAAACTATATGGGTTCCAGCAGCAGCTATGTACGGACCAACTACTAATCCTGCAGATGCAGCTTTAGTTGAAACAACAGCTACAAGACCAGATTTAAAAGTATTTGATTTTGATGCTAGTACAAAACAATACACACAATTTACAATTGCTATGCCTAAATCATGGAACGAAGGAACTTTAACTTATCAAGTTTACTGGTCTCCAAGCACAACTAACACAGGGAACTGTATATTTGGTTTACAAGGCGTTGCTTGTGCAGACGGTGATACCATTGACGTTGCATATGGAACAGCAATAAATATTACAGATGCAGGTATAGGAACAGTTGAAGACCAACAAATTTCATCTGAAAGTAGTGCTATGACAGTTGCAGGTTCTCCTGCAGCAGGTGAGCAAACATACTTTCAATTTTTTAGAGATGCGGCAGATGGTAGTGATACTTTTACTGGAGAATCTAGAGTTTTAGGTATTAAATTATTCTTTACTACTGACGCGGCTAACGACGCATAAGGATTTTAGATATGAAAAAAATAGACATACCTTTAACTGTCCAAGGTAAAGGACAAAAAAATACACAATCAAAAAAAGGTAAAATGTTTGGTTACCAAGTTTTAGGATTTGGTGCTGGTGGTTTGCCAAAATCTGATCCCGTTGACGTAGATTATTTAGTTATTGCCGGAGGAGGCGGTGGCGGTGATGTAGGTGTTAACGGCGGCGGAGGCGGTGCTGGCGGACATAGAACTTCTTTTCCAGGTGGAACAAAAATAACAATAGATTCAGGAACTATACCAATTACTGTTGGAGCAGGGGGAGCACCTACCGGACCAGGATCTAGTGTTTCTGGTAATAATTCAGTATTTAAAACTATTACCTCAACTGCCGGTGGCGGCGGTGACAGTAGCGGAGGCGATGTTTCTCCAGGAGGATCAGGTGGAGGAGGTACAACTGGACCTTCAGCTGGAGGATCAGGTAATGCCGGAGGTTTTTCACCACCAGAAGGAAATAACGGAGGACCAGGGTCTCCACCTAGTGGATCAGGTCAAAGTAGCGGCGGCGGAGGCGGCGGCGCTGGTGGCACAGGCGGAACCGGACAACCTACTGCATCAGGTAGTGGCGGAAATGGAACAGCAAATTCAATTACAGGTTCATCAGTAACAAGAGCTGGTGGCGGAGGCGGATCAGCTAATTTTGGAGCATCCCCAGGACCAGCAGGACCAGGTGGTGGCGGAGCTGGCGGTAAAAGAGGACAACCTGGAACATTTTCTCAATCTGGACAAGCTAATACCGGTGGTGGCGGAGGTTCAGATATAAACACAACACCAACTACTAGTGGAGGATCAGGAGTAGTAATTATTAGAGCTCCAGCAGATGCAGGACCAGCTTTATCAGTAGCTCCAGGATCAAATACAAAAGGAACTGCTCCAGGAGGAGAAACGGTTTTAACTTTTACAGTAACAGGTACTTTAAACTATCAATAATATTATGGCACATTTTGCAGAAATAGATTCGGATAACAAAGTATTAAGAGTTGTAGTTGCATGTAATGAGGACGTTAATGCTAACGGTGGAGATCAATCAGAATCTGCAGCTGAACATTTTAAAACTGTAGCGCCTTTATCTATACTTGGAGTTAAATGGGTTCAAACTTCTTACAATTCTAATTTTAGAAACACTTTTGCTGGTATAGGTTCTACCTATGATGAAGCCAATGATGTTTTTATATCACCACAACCTTATCCTTCTTGGACTTTAAACAATTTTAAATGGGAACCTCCTGTTACAAAACCAGAAGATGATATAAACAATCCTGTAGTATATGTTTGGGACGAAGATAACCAACAATGGGTTATTGAAGAATAAAATTTTTATATTTTATCTTAGAAAGTTTCTAAGTTTGTCATTCATATCTCTTCTCTTTCTATGTTAAAATTAAATATAATTGTCATCCGTCTTTTTTTTGTTTTTACTTTAGATATACTATGTTGCATTATAGCAGGAAATATAACTAAATCATCTTGTTTAGTGGGCAATTTAAAATTTTTAAATAACCAAGAATTGCCTATATCTTGATTATCAAAGTTATCTTTTAATTTAGGTCGTATGTATTCAATATATTTTGAATGATGACTGCTATTATTAAAAGTTGTGCTATTATTTAGCGTTTTATCGTATTGCAAATAATGAACGCCGGTAAAGTCGGCGTCTGTATGTAAATGAGATTGCATGTATTGATTATCACTCATACATGTGTAATTTACTATTCTATAATCAAGTTTTACATTATTATTCAGTTTTATTTCTTTTATAAAACTTACTATACATTTTTCATAAATAGGTAATAATTGAGAATAGTTAAGTAATTTAAATTTATCATTATTATCATTTGCACTATGGTGTAAATCAGACCATTCATTATCCCAAGAATTTCTATTATTATCTAAATCATAATTATGATTAATTGTTTTTATTAATTCATCTCTATTATATTTATTATTTAATAATGATGTTTTATAAACAGGAAATCCAAATAAATTAATCATTAAAATCTTCTGCTTTTATATTCTATTAATATTAAAAGCAAAAGTTATTCTTTCATATTCTTTTTTTTGTGTTTTAACTTTATGTTTTAAATTAGATGGAAAAAGAATCATATCACCTTTTTTACCTATAAAATTTATATTATTTTTTACAAAATAAGTTACATCATTTTTATTATTTAAATAAATTACCCCTGATAAAAATCCACCATGACTATGTTCAGGATTACTATTACCTTTATATGAATAATTTATCCACACATCATAGCCGTCAAAATGTCCATTCCATTTTCTTATAAAAAAATTTCTATGATCTTGGTTTGTTAAAATGCCACACAACCTAAGAACAAAAGCTAGCCAATAAGAATTTTCTATTAATATATTTGGAACCGATACCTGGTAACTGTTAGTTTTAGAACCAATATTTTCATGAAGTTTTAATTTAGAAAGAGGGTGTTTTTTAATTTTATCACATTCTTTTTTCCAAGAAGAAAGTTCTTTAATTATTTCTTTTGGAAGTTTAGT